AAGTAGTTATTGATCGCTAATGAAAGGACCGAATTTGCTGAGGTTATTGTTGACATAATTTATCCTTATTGAATTGCAATAGAAGCCATAACGATTTGCTGAACCGCTTCACCATCTTGGTAATACAAGGTGATCGGAGGAGACTGACGTGCAGCACGAGTTTGAGCTGTAGCTGGCAGAATCTGCAAGTAGAAACCTTGGGAAGCAATAGTAGGAGCAGCGTTAAAGCCTAAAGCATACTGAATCTCAGCAGCTTGTGCAGCAGAAACATTGATACCAGCACGAATTGCGCCAAAGTTTAGGGCTGAATTGATTGGATCAAGAGCAGCAGAGTAGATTAAGCCATTACCTTGTGAGTTGTAAGGAACTGCGCCAACTTGAGTCAGCAAGTTAACCATAGCCAACTGAAGGTTCGCATTTAGCCAAATTTGATTCAAATAAGTATCAGCCCATTTCCAATTACCTGAAACAGATCCCGGGAAGAACCAGTTAGCGTTATTGGCTGGATTATTTGATCCCCAAGCACCGTATGCGTTATAACCATTAGAAAGCACTGCAGCATATTGAGTCGCATTAGTCACTGAAGGAACTAAACCTGACTGTGATTTAAAGTCAAGGGTTGCACGTCCATTAAGGCGGGTAAAGTTCAATGAGGCTGCAAATCCGCAAACAAAGGCTGCATGAGTATAGTCACCAAAAATAGGACAAGAACCAATCAACTGATTTACTTGCAAATAGTCACCGAATGTAGAAGTGCTAGAAGCAATTAAAACGTTAGGATCAGAGTCTTGACAAACATATAACCAACGTGGGGCAGCAGAATTACTCCATTGAGCAAAAGCTTCTTTTTCGGTCAAAGTAGCTTCCCAAGCAGTCATAAAGGTTGCCCAATTTTGAGTCTGAGTCAAAATACCAGCCATGAATGTTGCTGGAGTTGCAACGTCAGCTCCTTGAGACAATACTGCGCCAGTAGCTGCAGTCAAAGCCAGCTCAGTTGCCAAAGTACCAGTCGCTGCATAACTAATTGTTTGAGTTGCACCAGTAGTAGACGTAGTAAATACGAATGACGAGCTAGTAGAGCTAAAGGTTACAGTAAATCCGGGGCTTGTAAACGCAGCTTGAATAATTGTTGCAGCATTGCTAAAGCTTGTTGCACCGCTTAAATTGATTGTTCCTGAAGTTTTAACAACGCCAGCAACAGTAATAGATAAAGTTCCTGTAAACGCTTGCAACTGACCCAAAGTAACGTTTGCCAATGAGCCACCAGTTAACCAGCCAGCAATAGCTGTCTCAGGATAACGAGTCATTAGTAAAGTGCCGGGAAGTTGAGTTCCGTTTTGGTATCCGTTGAAATAAACGTTTGCAATGGCAGCTTCAGTGGAATCAGCACCAAAATAGCTTTGAACTCCAGCAGCGTTAGCGAATGTAAGAACTGAACCGTAAGGAGCAGCAGCATTCTGAGTAAGCACAAGACCATTAAGGTCAACTGCTACGCCATTAGCCGATAGGACTGACGGGACAACTTGAACTACTTGCGAAAAAGGAATGGTACTCATGAATTCTCCTAGGGTTTAAATGTCTGGTCGATTGGAGCCAGTTCAATTTCCACCGCAATCATGGATTGCTGTGTTGTTGAAAGGATTGGGTTGTATTGTAAACTCGCTACCAGCTTCCATCTTTGCTCATATTGGGATTCTCCATCAATAAGCGGGATTTGAACAGGGTCGTCTGCATACAAAGGTTGAATATTTGACGGAAATATTTGAGTCGCATATTCATCACGAAACAATGCCATAGTTTGCATAGCCCAAACTTGAGAGTCGGGACCATAAAAATCTAACTGCATTGAATATCTTGTTGGGGTAAGAATAGTCTTACCTTGTGGCACTGGTTGATAGTTGTCAATATTGAATGACAAACGATCCATTCCAGTGTTATTCATAGCAACAAAGCCACTTTTAGGCATTGGTACACGATTGTCTTGAGCTTGAACTACCTCTACAGTAACTGGCAAAAAAGACTTAAAAAACGTAACCATTGCCTTGAATACGTCTTGATCGTTAATATCTAATATTGCTGTCATAATTAATCTACCTGTAGCGTAACGATTACATGACACCAATCAGACCATGTTTCCATGACCTGAGTAATAAGCCAGTTTCGATTGCAGCATCCCGCAGCTTCAGGAAAAACCAGTATGTCACCGCCAAGCTGATCGGCTCGAACTACGCCAGCAGCATTGCCGTACATATAAACGGACCTCATAACTCCAGTAATATTGAGCCCATCAATATGCTTTAAATCGGTTGCGCTTAAAGCTTGTACCTGAGCATCAACTGTCAAAGTTATGGTCTTAGGGGTGCGTTTTCCTGCTTCATTAGTCACATAACCGTTTGACTGTATCCAATTAATTTTTTGATTTGGATTTATCACTTGGGTAAATTTATTTGCAATCCCACGAATATTCATTTCCCGCCCTTAGCCGTAAAGTCAGACCCTGCTTTATTTACACCATTTTGAACCGATGCCAGCATAAGTCCAGTATCTACTAATGGTTTTGTGCCATTTTTTCTAGCAAGTGTAGCAGGGGAGTTAGGGGGGGAATAAATGCTTGAAATCTTAGTTTGAATATCTGCAGCAGCAGAAATTCCCACTAAATCTAAAACGTCAAAAGCAGTCATTTTCCCAAGAGCTACTTTGGGCAACTGCGATTCAATAATCTTGGTCCAAGTTTCTTGCTTTTCCTTGACCGTTGGCTGTATGAATGGACGAGCAGGAATATTAACTGCTGGAGCCCCAAATTCCTGTATTGCTGCCACATAAGCAACAGAAGTTCCGTCTTCATAATTAATGCCGGATGGGAACCCAATTTGAGCTACCATGCCCTCGAATTCTTCAGGAACACGCTCAAGCGTTGCCTTGATTTTATCGAGGTTTAATTGCTTCATCCAAAAAACCCGCCAGCCCTGCGAAATCCTTGATTTTCAAAACTTCCACCAACGTAAAGACCTACGTTAGCGACCACTTTCAATAAAGCCCTTAACTGGGCTCCATAAGGAGTAGTGGCAAGCCACCATCCAAAAGATGACTTAATAACTGGAGGAACCAAAGAAACGCTTACAGTGCCTTCGGATGATCCTTGAACGATTACGCTTGGGGTCCCCGAATTAATAAGACTATAAGACGCTGCTAAATGAGCGCACATCAAATCAATCGCTAACTGAAGCTGCTTGGACTTAAAATTCCAAGGATAGTTATTGTCGATGTTGATGTACGCAGTACCCATAGTCCACCAACTTTCGAGCTGAGCAGGTGGAAACAGTGTCGTATTCTCAAATTGAGGAAACTGGTTCCGAAATGCCACATCATCGTAAATTGGTGTAGTGGATGTCATTTTTAATTAGCTCCGACCTTTGGTCCGTCTTCTTTTTGATAATCTGCGTCCGTCAATGGAGCAGACTCATCTTTTAGGTTCATATCAGCAGCTACCTTTTCAGCTTCCGCTTTTTTGGCTTTTACTACGATAAAACCGTTTTTTTCATGATCCTTAAATGAGGGATTCTTTTGAAGTTCCTCAAGGTCATAATCAGTAATTTCTGTCGATACACCCAATGGGGTAATCAATCGATCATTTGCTACGCCTGTCCCGCCTTTTACGAGAACAGAATGCCCTTTAATAGGCATATCTCCACCGCCTTGAAGCCAATTCGTATAGAGTTGGTCGTTCGCTAGTGTCGAGAATACATAAGTTTTAGCCATTTTCGTTATCCTTTTTGATGTTTAGAAAGGCGGGATTTCTCCCGCCCATCCTATCTTACATCAGCTAGATTGGGCAGTCCATAGACCGCCCTTTCCATTAAATGCCTGAGTAACGAACAACAGCGTAAGGACGCTTTAACAAGCAGCCAGCAGTTGCGTTGGCATAGTCTTCTTCGTAAGCCTTAGCCATTTTTTCCACGCCTAAAGCTTGGAATTTAGCTGGGACTACTTGAACCCATGTACGGCTGTCATCGCTTGCGCCATCTTCAACTTGCTCTGCATAGAGATAGAACACGTTTGCAGATCCGTTTGCTGCGTTCAACTGTGGAGCTGAAACAACACGCAGTTTTGGATAAGTTTTGCTGAGCCAATCACGAACTGAGATACCAAAGTCAGAAGTTACTGACAGGTATTGGTAAGAGATTGTTGGCAATGCCAAAGTCAATTCCATATCTTCAGGGTTAATAGTGTCCTGAGATTGGTTTTGCAACTGAGCAGCAGCAACACGAATGTCAGCAACGATTTGCAAGAAAGTCTTGCTTGACCACAATGTTGAGCTACCAGTACCTGACGCAGCAACAGTAACGTATGCTGGCAAGCCCGGATCATTCAAGAAACCGTAAGTCAAG